ACATTTCTTTAAAAACGAACTAGAAGACTACTTTGTCTTAGATGACGAGGAACTTTACAAGCTAAGGACCATCATATTGAATAACACATATTATCATCACTCAACAGCTGATGATAATTTATTCTTGCCATCAAGTTATATAGAACAGCTTGATGAGATGGAGCTATACGATCCTGATCTTTATAGAATTGCACGTAAAGGGCGTTTCGGCGTCAATGGGGTATTAGTGTTGCCGCAGTTTGAGACAAAACCTCATGACGAGGTAATGGCTGAAATAGCCAAAATTAGAAAACCAATACGAAAGAACGGCATGGACTTTGGTTTTGTTGATTCCTACAATGCTTTATTACGCATGGTTGTAGATCATGAAAATAAGTGGCTATACATCTACTGGGAGTATTACAAACGAGGCATGACCGATGATAAAACTGCCGATGAACTTGAGGAAGAAGGGCTCAAGAAATCTATTATTAAAGCTGATAATGCAGAGCCAAAAACTATTGCTTACTACAAGCAACGAGGCTTTCGTATGTTTGCTTGTAAGAAGCTCACGCGCGTAGAGAATACAAAGAAAATGAAACGTTTCAAACGAATCATTTGTTCGAATGCTTGTGTGAATACAATTCGAGAGTTGAAGGAGCTTACCTTCAAGAAAGATCATAAAACGGATGAAATCTATAAAGACGAATTTAATATTGATCCGCACACATTTTCAGCAATGTGGTACGGGTTGGATGATTATGATGTTGCTAGTGTGAAAGGTGTCAATTCAAAATAAGGAGGGGGTAAAGTGAACGAATACATTGCTTATATCGACGAGAAAGGCGTTACTCCTTTATTACTTGATAAGCTCGTTTCAGAAACTAAAGCTGAACGCAACAAGCGATTACTCAACTACAATCGTTACAAAGCTGAACTATCCGCAGTACCGATTTTAACACGTAAACCAACCGATTATGCTCAAGGTAATGACAATGTAGTCCGTGTTGACGACAAGGTGAACAATACGCTTAATAATCCTTTAGATGCTGAAATAGTAGATACAAAGGTTGGCTACATGTTCGGTAATCCAATTTCATACGTAGTAGATAAGCAAGCTCAAAACCTTGATAAATTATCAGAGGCCATTGAGCTTTTTAATTTGCGTAATTCTATTGATGATTTGGACAGTGAGTCAGGGAAGAAAACAGCTATTTGCGGTTATTCAGCACGACTGCTTTACATTGATACAGATGGAAATGAAAGAGCAACAGTCATTGATCCGTGGGAAACTATTATCCTTTCGGAAACAGCGGAAGTCAGCGAGCCGAAATATGCCTTGCGATATTTCAAAAGTGCTGAACTAGATGTTGAGGGAGAAAAAGTAGAGATTGAGCAGCTGGTGTTTTACGATGCAACAACTGAAAGACTCTATACTCGAGCTGATGCTGATTCACCTTTTGTTTTGAAAGATGAACGTAAACACTTATTCGACTATTGCCCTTTATTCGGAGTTCCCAATAATGAGGAATTACAGGGTGATGCAGACAAGGTGTATAACCTCATCGACGCTTATGATCGAACGCTATCCGATGCATCAAATGAAATTGAACAGTTCCGATTGGCCTATCTGGTTCTTAATGGAATGGGGATGGATGACGAAGATGCGAAGAAGGTTGCTCGAACTGGCATTTTTGAGTTGATGGGTGAAAATGATGAAATTAAATATCTAACTAAAGATGTTAATGATCAAATGATTGAGAACCATTTAAACCGACTTGAAGAGAATATCATGCGGTTAGCAAAGAGTGTAAACTTTAGTGATGAATCGTTTGCAGGTAATGCTACTGGCGTAGCAATGAAATATAAGCTTATGGCACTTGAGAACAAATGTAAGACGATGGAGCGAAAATTTACGACTGCTCTACGTTATCAATTTAAGGTGCTGTGTAGTGCATGGGCCAAAAAAGGCATTTGCTCAAAGAACGATTACTTGAAAGTTTGGTATGAGTACAAACGAAACATTCCTATTGATTTACTATCTGAGGCTCAAGCGTCTCAAGCTCTAAAAGGTCTAGTTTCTGAACGTACACGTCTTTCTAAATTGTCTATTGTTGATGATGTGGAGTATGAACTTTTAGAGATCCAGAAGGATGCACAATTGTATGGAAATGAGCTTGAATCTTTGAACGAGGATAACGATGATAACGATGATCCGAAAGAAGTTGATGAAACATGAATCAACAGGAGATCAATCGAATCCTTGACGATTTAGAGACCAAAGCTGAGAGTGATATTGAGGTTATCTTTGCACGACGTTTAAAGACTATTCTTGCTCAAATGTTTGAGCTGCATAAGAAATTCGGTAAGAACGGCCAAGCTACTTGGACTGACGTTAATAAGTACAATCGCTTTAATCAAGAGATGAAGTTAATAGCTCAACAACTTAATGCTGATTACAAAGAGATTATTAAACTTATACAAGCTTCACAGGAACGTCTTTACATCGAGAGATACTTATTGATGGCTTATCTCTTACAACAGTCTACAGGCGAGGAAATGGGCTTTAAGATACCATCTGTTGAAGTGATTCAAGCAGCGATTACTAATCCAGTTGAGTTTCTGACGTTACCTAAGATATTTGAAGCACACAGGAACGAAATTATTAGGCGTTTGAACATCGAGATAGCACAGAGCCTACAAGCTGGTGAAAGCTACACAGACATGGCTATACGGATTGAAAATGCTATGGGATGGACGAGGAAGAAAGCTATCCTTGTTGCTCGTACTGAAGGGGGTCGAGTTAGATCACAAGTTGATTTAGCTATTGAAGAACAGGCTAGCAAAACAGCGCGGCTAACCAAAGTGTGGATGTCGTCAATTGATACGAGGGTTCGGAAGTCTCATAGAAAGCTAGATGGACAAAAAGCTGATAAAGATGGCTATTATCATTACGGTAAGTGGAAATCGAAAGCACCGAGGTTATGGGGTGTTGCATCAATGGATATTCAGTGCCGTTGCCATACGATTTACATGGTTAACGGTAAGTTACCTGAATATCGACGAGGCAGAGACTACATGGACGATACTTACCAAAAGAAATTGGCTGCTCGTATTGATGCTTATATGTCCGATTTAGGTTTGACATACAAACAAGCTTTTAACAAAGCGTATAAACAGGTTAAACCGCCGAGTGTAACGGTGCCATTTATGAGTTATGAAGAGTGGAAGAAAAAATTTAGCGCAAATTGAAGTTTTTGAAAGTTTCTCAAGGGTAATCAAAATTATTTTGTAATTAAGTAAGGAAAGTTATATAAGAATTTTAATCGTGTGGTAAAATAAACCATAATAACGTATTGAAATAACAAAAAAACATTTAATTAGGAGGTGGATTTTATGAATGATAAGAAGAATAATAAATTACAAATTTTAGCGATATTGCTGATGATATCATTATTGGTTGGGGCATTTGTTATTTTTTACTTAGGTCATTACATGGTGGGTTCAGCTTTATTTGTAATTTTTATGCTTATTTTGAACGGTATTAGTAGTTGGAAGAAAATGAAAAATGATGAGTATATTCATTTGAAAAATTATAAAAATAACGAGAAATGGTAATTAAACTGCTTATTCTGCTTGTTCAAAACTTGGTTTTTTCTCATGATATTAATCAAAAATTGTTATAAACCTACACAAGTCATTCACTTTGAATGGCTTTTTTCTTTTGTCTTTTTCTCGCAGACGCTATAAAGAACGAGAACAAATACACTTTTGAACAGTTTAGGGATTCTAGATAGTAACTAAATTGGGCAAGGAGGAAAACATGAAATACAATCCATTCAATCTTAAAACCTTTTTACCTTTAGATATTCAGATGCTTGCAGATGGAGACGGAATTCCCTCAGGGGATAATCTACCACCAGGAGATGATGGAAACGGTCAAGGGGCTACATTGACACTTGAATCGGTTCAATCATTTCTAAACGACAATGATGAGGGGAAGAAATGGCTACAGTCATTTTCTGATACTCGAGTAACTGATGCTATTAAAACTTACGAAACTAAAACACTTCCAAAGAAATTAGAAGATGAGATTGCTAAACGCTATCCACCTGAATCTGAGGAAGCGAAACAGCTACGCGAGTTAAAAGCACAATTTGAGCAGTCTCAAAAAGAAGCTGCACGAGAAAAGCTCGTTAATCAAGCGTTGTCTACTGCTACTGAAAAGAGTCTACCTAGTAAATTAGTAGAATTCTTTGTAGGTGAAGATGCTGAGAAGACGACTACTAATTTAGGTATTTTAGAAGCTGAATTTAATACAGCTGTTCAAGCTGAAGTAGACAAACGTTTCAAAGATGGTGGGACACCACCGCCACAAAAACCTGGTCAAACCACTACATTGACGAAAGAAGCTGTTATGAAAATGACTACTGAAGAAATCAATGCTAACTGGGATGAAATCGTAAAAAACAAATTACTATAAACCGATTATCGGTAAGGAGGAAATTACATTATGGCTATTACAAACTTTATTCCAACAATCTGGTCGGCTCGACTGTTACACAACTTACAAAAATCTTTAGTGTTTGGACAAACAGGTGTAATCAATCGTGATTATGAAGGTGAAATCAAGGCTTATGGTGACACAGTAAAAATCAACGGTATTGGTGCTGTTACAATTGGTGACTATACGAAAAATTCTAATATGGGTGATCCAGAAGAGTTAACAGATCACACACGTTCACTACAAATTACTGAATCGAAATTCTTCAATTTCCAAATTGATGATCTTGATAAAATTCAACAAAATCCAAAACTGATGGATGCTGCAATGGCGGAGGCTGCCTATGCACTATCGAATGTTGCTGATCAATTTATTGCCTCACATTATGTACATGCTACAAACACTATCGGTACAGATGCGGCACCAATTGAAGTGACAAAGGAAAATGCTTACGAATATTTAGTGGATCTTTCAACAGAACTTGATGAATCAAACGTACCCACACAAGGACGTTTTGCTGTATTGCCCCCTTGGTTCGAGGGCTTATTATTAAAAGATGATCGTTTTGTTGGTTCAGGTTCTTTACCAGCTGATGAGCGTTTATTAAATGGAGTTGTAGGTCGTGCTGCAGGCTTTTTATTAATGAAATCTAACAATGCACCTTCAGTAGCAACAGGTTCTGGCGTTGTAGCAAATTCTAAAATCATCGCTGGTCATAACATGGCCTGGACGTATGCTGAGCAAGCAGCTCAAGTTGAAGGATACCGCCCAGAGAAACGTTTTGCAGATGCTGTAAAAGGTCTACATCTATACGGTGCCAAAGTGACACGTCCAGAAGCGCTAGCAGTATTATCAGCTAAACGCCCAGAATAAGGAGGGTAATTCGTGTTAGTTAAAAACTTAAAAACAGAAATTACATGGGCGGTCACTGAGGAACACGGTGCCCGTCTTTTACGTACAGAAGAGTTTGATGAAGTAGAAGCACCAAAGCCTAAACGTGTATCGACCAAGAAATCAGAAACAGACGATGAAGTAGAAAAGTAGGTGGTCTTATGTGGGAACCAACACAAGAAGAAATAGATCAACTAAAGCAATTGAATAATGTTACAGGAGCTAAGTATGATGGATTTTATCGTGCAATGGCTCCTATTTTATTTGATGTAGCAAAAGGCCATTGTAATGGTAAGTGGGAACCGTCAGAAATGCCACAGGGCGTTCGTTTGTTCATAGCTAAAGCCATTCAGTTTAATACACAATCAACAGGTCTAAAAGGGCGTGTAATGGGGACTGTTTCATATTCCTATGATAACGAGTTTCCTAAAGCAATATGGACATATTTACGCCCTTACAAAAAGGTGAAATTCCATGCATTACGATGAATTTCCTCATGAAGTTGAAATAGTACAGAAGAAGAAGGTATCAGACGGTGCAGGAGGATTTAAAACTGAATGGGTGCTAGTTCATACCTTAGATACTTTTGTAGATACGCCAACGAGCAAAGAGCAATATTACTCTCAACAACTCGGCAATCCATTGCAAAGATACATGTACTATCCTTACAGAACCGATTTAACATCGAGTATGCGATTACGGTATGAGGGTGAAATTTATGCTTTCGCTGGCCGTCCCGAAGATCAAGGTGGTCAACACGAAATCATGCGTGTGGCGATAAAGCTGGTGACTGAATAATGGCTAGGATTACATTCAGTGGACGACGATTACTAAGGGCAGCACAAAGGTTTGAAGAAGGTTTACTAGATAAAGTATCAGACATCGTTCACGAGACAGCGAGGCTTATTCAAACGCAGGCTAAAGCTTTAGCTCCTGTTGATGACGGTAGCTTACGTGATTCAATCGAAATGAAGATGCTAGGAAAATACAATGCGGTCGTTTCAGTAGGGGTCCATTACGCTATTTATGTGGAGCATGGTACTGGTATTTATGCTGAGAATGGAAATGGCCGTAGAACACCATGGACGTATTTCAGCACAAAACTAGGTCGATATGTAACCACCGAAGGTATGAGAGCTCAACCATTTTGGGGCCCTGCTGTAGATGCTGGTCGAGAATACTTCGAAAGAGAAATGAGGCGATTAGGCTTATGAGTAATTACTATGCCTTGCCTTTCTTTGAATTGCAGAGGGTAATTTATCAAAAGTTAACGGCTTGTGAAGCTCTAACATCCATTATACGAAAAGATGAAGCTGATCTTGGAGTTTATGATGCAGTCGATGAGAATACACCATATCCATACGTAACAATCTCAGAGTCTTACACGAGCCCATTTGATACCAAAACCAGTAATATCGAAACCATTACTTTTACGATTCATACTTGGTGGAAGGATAACGATGATTACAGTGGTAAGCGTAAGACATATGAAATGCTATC